TAGCATTGGGACAAACGGGATGCAACAGCACGTTACAAGGAAAGCCAGATAACCCCTTATTTTTAAGGCGATATGGTGCAGCATGTTACTAGGCGTTACGGCACATTGGCCGCCTGTCTCTCCGCCATTATTGCACACATCCCCAGATTGAAAAGAGATACCAATCAAAGGGTTAGTCCCGGCCATCAGGCGCGGGGCTTTCGTTTTTGTCCTGTTTTTGCACGGGATTTGCTCGGAATCATGTCAGCGGGCAGCGCGGGCAGGTCTGGATCGTCTGGGCCGGTGGCGAGTGAGATGAAGGTCTTGTGTGTGTCAGTCATGATCGGCTTCTTCTTGGTAAACAGTCCGAGTGTCCCAAAACGTGACACTGCCGCCATCGACGTGGAGCTCGACGAACTCCAAGGGGATGCCGAGTTTTACTGCGATCACACCACGCATGACCTCGGGCGATGCGAAGCCACCGCGCTGCGGGCCGTAGGGGTGTGTGAGGGTTTGCTGTGTCATTGCGCACCGCCAAAAATAAGGCCGATGATGTAGGCTGTCCAGAATCCAGCAGTAAAGCCAACGTAGAGCGTTACCCGAAGGGCGCCCTTCCATTTCTTTTGCTTTGGCGGAGTGAGCCAGCAGTCGACATAGAAGATGCCGAACATCATGATCAGCACCAGGAGTGGGATATAAAATGGCATGGTTCGTCCCCTGTTCTCGTTTCCTTCCCATTTCAGTTAGGAAAAACGCCAAGCCGATCCAAACAAAAGCCCCGCCAAAATGGCGGGGCTTGGGGATCTTCTCGCATATCCAGGCACTATTTCTTGGGGCCTTGCCTGCGCAGAATCTCCCCGATCCGGCGAAATCCTACCGGACCCTGAACAACCACGGCGGATCCCTCTGTCGGCTCAATAGGAGCGACATGGTGGCCCAACAGGCTATTTCTCCCGCGCTCCACGACTCCGGCCGCACCAGACCCGCCACGATCATCAACACCACCGCGCCCTGGGCCGTCCACTCCACCAAGTTTTTCATACATTGATCCCTCTTTTGCGCAGCAAACAACGTTCCAGCTCACCGCGAAGGGCGGTCAGCTCCGCCCGCTGCTCGGGCGGCATCTGTTCGAAAAATGAGACGATGCGCGGGTCTGCGATGTGGAACGTTTCGGCCACCCAGAACACGACATTGTAGGTTTCCACCAGGACAGGGAATCGCCCGACCATGGCCAAGCGCTCGTGGCCAGAGGCTTCGTTGTAGAACGTCAGCACTAGGTCGTGCATCACGGCCACGCCCCAAACGGGCATGCCGGTGTCACCGGTCATCCACCGCACCCACGCCCGGTGTGCCGCGTCGTCTTCGTTTTCGTCGTCCATCCTGCCCCCGCGTTGCTTGCGACAAAAGCGGTGCGGGGGTGGATGTGAATCCTATTTATTTGCGAAATGCCAAAAACTAACGATCGCCAACCGGTTGCTTGAGATAGGTATGCGTTTTTTGCATACCTACTGGTGTGCAAAAATACAACAGCAGATCGGGCTGGACCTTGATATTTTCCCAATTTATGCCCTGATTGGCGCGAAAATACGCTATTTGAGCATAAAAGAAGGATGTTTTTCTATTGAAATGCGCCGAAAGCAGAAAATAGGCAAAAATACAACATTATGTGTTATAAATAAGACACGGCGTTTTTGTAATAACTGGTAATAGGCAAAATACAAAAAAGTCGACGAAATGAATAGTGGTGAAATGCCAAAAATATCGGGTGGCTATGGCTGGACGAGTCGTTCCATGAAGCTGTCTAAAAATACGTCCGTCACGCCGCCGATTTTGCGCCGCTCGCACAGTGAGAACAATTCTTCCACGGATTCATAGGATATGAAACGCGCGTCCAGGTCTCGAAACTGCGCCAGGTTGGCCTCACGCACCGCCAGCGGCCGCAGGCTTTCCTCGGCCGCGATCACCCACCGGATGCCGCCGAACATGGGCAGTTTGTCTTTGAACCCGTTCATGCGTGTCAATCCACTGGTTATACCTGTTGAGTGCTCAACCTCGATAACCGCCGGCATCGACATACCGCCCCGGAACCAGATCGTGTCGATCAACCGGCCTGCATGGGCTCCTGCGGGGAAAGCGGTCAGCATTTGGACGTCGCTAAGCTTCTGGACTGTGCCAGGCTGTTCGATGAGGCGTTTACCGTCGTAGATGACGCCGTGGTCGTTCTGCGCGATCCAAGTGTCTAGGCCAAGCTGCCGACCGATTTTCAGCAAAGCCACTTGGATTTGGGCGTGGCGCCGGGCCACGTCGATGTCCATGTTCTCTTTTTGAACGCCGGTTGGCAGGTCCAGGCCTTCGTATACGACGTCTTTGGGTATCAACGACTCGGAGATGACCATATCGACTTTGGCGATGTGGATTTCGCCGCGCGGATGGGCCTCAGCCAATTGAATTATGTGCTTGTGCCCAGGTTTGATGACGGGCTTGCCGTTTTTCTGCTCGACCCTTCCAGGATAACAGATCCAGTAATTCGGCGTGTTGGCTATAAGCGTTTCAAGCGCGGATCGGGTGTTGTAGGACCCGCCAAAGAGTCGGTCGAAGTTGATGGGCGTCCGCTCCGTTATCGCGGACGCCAGCCTGTTCAGCATATTTGTGGAAATGGTCTCGACTTTGGCAGCATCCAGCTTCTGGCTTTGCTCGGGATCGTAGCGCTTTATTTTGATGGGCCCGCTCGGCATCTCGATGTCATGGATGCGAACACGTGTTGTCGTGCTGTCATTTGCGTAGTTGTAGTCTACGTTTCTATTCAGCTGCGATATCGCGTGAACAAGATTTTGCGCGGTAACGGGCATTGATATGTCCTTGAACTGTCGCTGCGATTCCTTTCGCAGCAAGGTATGGAACCCCATTACCTACAGTTTTGAACATAGAACTCAACGTCATAGACGCGGGCAACTCGAACTCGCGTGGCGCCGACTGGATGGCCAGGGCTTCGGCCACCGAAATCCTGCGGGCTTCGAACGGGTGCACATGGACCTCGTTGTTGCCGTAGGCCGCCGTGGGTGAATAGCGATGGCGGTGCAGGCGCTTGTATGACTTCTTTGAATCGTCGCCTTCTGGCAAAGAGATGAAGCGCTTCAAGCCTGCGCGCGGCGTGAAACAGTGCTGTGCGTTCGGATGGGACTTCACCTGGTTGCGATCGAACCAGTGTTGGACTGTCAGTTCCAGCGGCACAGCGTTGGGAGCCGCACGGTGCCCACCCTGCTCAAACGGATCCATTCCAGGCCACGCGTGCGCAAACGCTTCACGGCCTGGATGGATGATTCCCTGCCAGTCCAGCACGCCCTTCGTGAAAGCCGTTTTATGGAACCCCATGAGGATAATGCGGTCGCGGTCCTGCGGCGCCCCAAACTCGATCGCGTTGATGAGGCGCTCGTGGAGATGATAGCCAGACGCCACCAGGTCGGTCTTCAGTTCCTCGTAAAAGGCGCGGTGCTTCTTCGTTCGCCACAGACCCTTCACGTTTTCGAACACGAAAAAATCCGGCCGCGTGGCGCATACCAGATCGATGTAAACGCGTGAGAGGTTTCCGTTTTTGCCTTCCTGTCCCCGGTTTTTGCCACCGATCGAGAAGTCGGGGCATGGCGGGCCTCCGATGAATCCGGTTACGGTTCCCAAAGCGCGCGCCTGGTTGACCATGATCTTCACGTCTTTGCCGGCCAGCGCGTCGATGGATTGGTTTGAATACCCGTGCCGGGGTAGTGCGATGCCCATGACTTTGCGGCTGTGCTTGTAGCCGTCCAGGAAGGGATCAAAATACTCGTTCACGTAAAGCGTGTCGAAACCTTGGTGTTCGAATCCAAGGTCCAGCAAGCCACAGCCTGCGAAAAATGAGAAAATGCCGACGCTCTGGTTCATACTTCGGACCCTATGCAATGTGAGGATTCCGCGCAACGACGAAAACGGACGCAGCGCGGGGCTATGATGACCCCGCGCTGCTTTCGGTTTCGTGAATGTAGACCTATTCTGCCGCCATCAACATCGGCGCCGCCAGACCATTACCAAGACGCAAAAGCGCATCCAAATCCCGGCGTGGCTTGAAGAACTGAAAATAAGCCGGGGTGTAAGCAACGCGCCTGTTTTCCAGCGTTAGGCTGTCGCCCAAGACGACGCGGGCCGGTATGTCATACGCCGCGAGTTGAACATAGCACATGCGCCAGGCGGCAGCGTCCTTTTCTGTGGCTTCAACGAACAGCTTGAAGCGTGGATCGAACCCGGCGTCGCGCACGCGCTGCGCGAGGGCGATAAGCAAGCCGCCGGAGCCTGCGGCGGGGTCCATGCTTCTCATAAACCCGTTGCGCTCAACGTGGCCACGGATGGTGGCTTCGTCCGGCAAAGTGATCTGGGCAAGCAGCGTGGAGACGCAGGTCGGCGTGAAAAACTGCCCCATACCAGAGTAGAGCGTCCCAAGCCGTGCTGCCATGTCGCCAAGGCGGTCGCCGCCGTCGGACGCCATCGCTTCCATGAAGTCTTTTGCCAAGTTTAGGGCCTGCTCACGCTTGACACCGCACCGCTCGAACGCCCGGATGGCCTCGTCGAACTCACGCGCGAGCTCATCGGTCTGGTATTCCTGGACGGCAGCAAGGGTGACGCAGCACAGAACCTCTATGACAGCGCGGAAGGCCTCGTGAGGGCGCATCGCCGTGCCCTCGAACTCGCGCGCGAAGGTGTCGGCGGCTTTGAATGCGGCGGCGCTCATGCTGCCACCTCGCCAAGCAGGTTACGAAGGATCCAGGCGGACGTATCTGCCCCGTCATACATAGGACCGAACACACCATATTTCTCAAAGTCCACGCCGTGTTGGCGCTGACCGTGCAAGGTCGCCATTTCTTCGCAGTAAATGTCAAAATCAGGCGGAGCGGCTTTCTGTATTTCAGAGATGCGCTTTGGGTCCAGGGCGGCAGCCCGGCCGTCCGATAGCCGCACGATGAGGAGTGTGGACGGCAAGCCATACCACGCGGCATCGAACTCGATGAAGTAGCGCTTTCCGTGCCCCAAGACCTCTGTCTCTGGTATTGCCTGCGGCTTTTCTTTGCTGGCGCTCATGCTGCCACCTTCACAGCCTTGCGCGCCTTCTGCTCGGCGCGGATCATACGCAGGATGGATTTGCAGTTGGCGATAAGGGATTTTTGCTCCTTTGCGATCGGCGGATACTCTGCGCATTTTACCAAGAGGTCTTCCGAGCGTGCGATGTGGAATTCCTGGCTGGCTGCGAGCGAAACCAAGCGTTCGTTTGTGAACGTCGGCATTGCTGCGTTCCACTGGGCTTTGGTTGTCATGGCTGCGTTCCCTTCTCGATTGAGTTTGTTTGGATTTCAGGCGGCGACGAATTCGATGCGGACGCTCAAATCTGCAAGGTCGCGGTCTTTGCGATTGAAGTTTGCGTTAGCGGCGAGCCGCGCGGCTTCGCATTCAACTCCAGCTTCGCGAAGTGCGCGGAAGATCCCGCGCAGTTTGCTCTGCGATTCTTCGAACAAGGGCTTCGCGAATGACTTCGGAATCCAATTCCGCCTCATCTCGCCGCGCAGTTTTTCGATCACGTCGCGGGTGGCGATGTGTGCGACGCGGGCTTCAACGTCAGCGACGGCAGCCTCGGAGGCGGCCTCGGCGGCGGCCTTCTCGGCTTTTGCAGCCTCCAGCTCGGCGCGGGCGGCTGCAAGCTGATTGCGAAGCGCATCAGCGCGGGCGCGGGCTTCGTCGGCGACGGTTTTGCCAGCGCGGGCTGCGGCGATTTCACTACGCACAGCTTCAACGCTGGAAGCAAGGGCGGCGAGGTCTTTCTCGCTCATGTCTGCTTCATCGCGGGCGGCGAGTTCGGCTTCGACGCCGGACGCGTCGACTTTGGCAAGCCATTGCTGCAGACGTGCGACGGACTTGCCGCCGACCTCCCACTGCTTCGCGACCGAGTTCCATTTTGCGCTCGGGAAAGCGTCGCGGAAAGCGTCTTTCAGCTCGAACGGGAATTTTGCGGCGGCGCCTTCGGCGGTTTTGATGAACTGTGCCATGGTGTCTTCTCCTTTTGAAGAAAGCGACCGTCGCTTTCTCATACAAAAGATATAGGTTTGCCAACCTAACAATGCACATGAAACGCCAATAAAAGATCGCCGTTTGTAAAAAGAGTTAGGATTTCCTGTTGAAGATTCCCGGCGCACGGGTTACAAAACACCGATACAGGAGGCGCCGATGATCGACTTTGACAGCATGACGATACTCGAGATTGAGGCCCTGATCGCGGACGCGTCGGCGGCCATCGAACACCGCAGGCTGCGGGCCAAAGCCGAGCTGCGCGCCAGGCTGGCGACCGAGGCCGAGGCCCTGGGCTTTACGCTGGAAGACGTGCTGCGCGAGTTTGCTGAAGGCCGCCCGGCGGAGAAGGGCGTCAAGGGAACGACTTACGTCAATCCCAACAACCCGGCACAGACCTGGCGCGGGGATGGTAAGAAGCCCGGGTGGTTGAAGGAATACGAGCTTGGCGGCGGGCTGATAAGCGACCTGGCGCAACCCCTGACCGAAGAACAACCCCACAAACCCAAGCGCGCGGACGGCGCCCGGTCCCCCAAGCCCCGGCTTGTGGACCGTAGCTCTGTGGAGGTGTGGATCGACGGCGGCGGGGGTCCGGGGGCGAAGCCCCCGGGTGCTTGATATCGCACTGCAAGTGGATGTTATCGCACTGCAAGCCGCTTGGAGGTCTCGTTTTCCTCCTGGCGCCGCGCCATGTCGTCGAAGGCCCGCGCGGTGACGCGCCGCAAGACCCCAGCTTCCAGGGGGTGCGCCGCCTCGATCCGGTCCGCCTCGGCCAAGGCCGCGTCCCTCACCGCCCGCAGCTCCTGCGACGTCTGCCGGGTGTGTGGCGGGCGGTTGGATGCGAAGTCGCGCATCACAGGTTCTCCGCCAACGCGTCCAAGGCAGCCGCCCCGCCGCGTGGTGCGGGTGTCACATCGCGCATCGGCGCCCGATCATGGTCCCATTCCCCGTCGTCGCTGTCGTCCGATGGGATCGCCAACGGCCACAGTTTGGAAGCGCGGTGGACGACGGTCTTGTATGCCATCGCTTCAAAATGTTGCTTCCAGACGTTGGCTCCCGCGCCGCCCCGCTTGAACGCATCCGAGAATTTGTCCCGGTGTGCTTCTACGTCCGTGTGGGACATAAGCGTCGGGACTGCCGTGCCGTTTGCGTAGTGCGTGACGCAGTAATAAGCGATCGGTGCCCCTCGGTCACCCAGTGCTGGCCATACCTTCAACTCTGCGTGCGTGCCTTCGCAGAACTCGTAGCGATCTTTTTCACAGATGGTGCCCACGGCAACCGCTGCGATCTTGGGGTGCTGCTGCGCCAGGTGGATCTTGCCTTTGTATTGGACTTGGAGGACCGCTTGGTCACCACGGGGGACGATGGACGCGTGACCCATCGCGGGGTTCAGTTCCAACCCCAAAGACGCTGCGTTCATGACGGCGACTATGATGCTGTCGCGGCTGCATTTGTCGACAAGGTATTTGTTGGCGTTCAGCGCGGCCAGGGCCGTGCGCGTGAAGCGTTCGGGGGACATGCCGGTGCCGTCCAGCGCGGCCTTGATCTTGTCGGCGTATGGACCCTCGAGGGTCTTTGCGAGCGACTGTATGGGTGTCAGTTGACGCGCTGGGGCGACGGCCGTGGCGGCGTCGGGGGTTGTGGTGAGGTCGTTCATTGCTGGATTCCTTTCAGCGTTGCCATGGTGTGAACCAGGGCGATGTCCGCGCTGGCGATGTCGACGGCGGTGTCGATCGATGGGGCGTCTTCGTAGGCAAGGCGGGCCAGGGTGGCGTCGATGGACGCCACCAGGAGCTTCTTTTGGTCTGCGTCTGGCAGGCCCTCGGCGACGCCCAAGGCGTCGCGCAGGGGCATGGGATGGTCTGGCACGTTGCTCATGCTGCTTGCTCCATCGCGGCCGCGGCCGCGGTGAGGCGCAGCGAACGGCGGCCGTTTTTGTCGGCTTTCCAAGACACCTTCGATTGGTCTGGCAAGATGGCGAGCTCACACTCACGCATGACGTCCATCACCTCTGCCTTTGCAGTCTCTTCAACCGAAGCTGCAGCTTTTTTTTCTTCGGCGGCATCGGTTGCCCGTGCGATTGCGTCCATCAGCTGACCGTGATTGGCAGGATCGATCGAGGCGCGCGGGTCGGGCCGTGCGTAGAGACGCTTTATGGTCTCGGCGTCGCGCTCGTAGTCTGCGCCTGGCTGGCGGCCTTCGGAAACGTCTTCCCAAAACTGTTGGATCCTGGCTTCGATTTTGCGACCGATGGATTCGTTGCGCATACGCACGATCATTCGCAGATCGTTGCCGGCGATCAGCACCAATATGACGCCCCACGCCGCGCCAGATTGGAGCATCTGGTGCTGCAACTGGAGCTCGATGTGAGCGGGTGCTTGTATGTCATCCGCGTTGTCGGCGTTCCATTTGCGGTCCACGTAGCCCGCTTTGAATGTGCCGTGGAACACCCTGAAATCGACGCATTTGATTTCGAGCGGTATGCGCCCATCCATCGAACCTGGCGCGTTCATCCACTCCGTAACCTGCCAGTCGTATGAAGAGCCCGTTTTGAGTTTGGGGTTTTCGAGGTAGTCTTTGAAGGGCTTGGCTTTAAAACCAAACTTTTCCTGCGCCCAAGCGGCTATAGCGGGCTCCAAAAACTGGCCGCCGATGGTGCGGTCGTTAGGCGTGAAACTGTCTTCGATCTGTCCGGTTTTCAGCGCGAACAGTTCAAGCGGCGTCATGTATGGTGAGAGCCCAAACAGGGCGCCAACCTCGCTTGAGTTGATGTTGCGGGCCCGTGTTGCGAGCCATTTTTCGCGATTGCGTTCCAGCGCCAATCCGCGCCGTGTCTTGACTGTTTTCCGTGCCATGTTCGTCTCCTGTTGTCTGCTACAAAACAGATAGGTCCCGGTGCATAACGTCGCAAACAAACGGCGTTACAAAACACAAGTTGACCGATTTTCTTCAGAGGGAAATTTTCGGCGCGTTTTTTCTTGCGGGCTTTCGGGTTCGCGGTAGTGCGCCGTTATGGCTGCAACATTGCCCCTCCCGCGCGTAGCGGGCTGTGTCTGCGGGCCCCATCTGATCCAGCAGGAGCCGCTTGGGAGGGAACGATCGATGCGCTGGGTGAGGATTTACGATGCGCTGATGGAGCGCGCGCAGCACAGACGTCCACACGCGTCTGGACTGGAAAGACACCACATTTTGCCACTGTGTTTGGGCGGCGGTCGGGAAGCCGATAACGAAGTCTGGCTCACGCCGCGGGAACACATCGCCGCGCACGCGCTGTTGGTGAGGATGGTGCCGGATTGCCGCCCGGCTATGCTCGCTTCCTTGGTTTCGACCATCAACGCACGGCGCAGAAACAGCGCAGCCGCTGAACGGGCCCGCGGCGTCTACGCGGGCCTGATCGGCGAGCAAACAGCCCTCCACGCGGGCACCCGGCATCATGGTCACCGGTCGGATGTTTACCGCCTGGCACACGACGACGGCCGGTCTTTGGATGGCACAAGGATGGAGCTCATAGCCGCGTCTGGCGTGCCGTTTCGACAACTCTATGACCTGGTAAATGGGCGCAGGCCGCAGGCGCATGGGTGGCGCATAAGCGACTGAAAATGATCCAGATTCTTTTTGGAAACGACGTGTTTTTTACCCAACTCAACCCTGAACGAAACCGAAACATCGGACGGGGACTATGGGACATGCTTATTACAACGAATGGGACGCAGGTGCCGCAGAATGGCTGCGAGAGCTCATCAAGGCGGGGCACATCGCGCCTGGCGAGGTCGATCAGCGATCCATCGCAGATGTCGATGCTGCCGATCTTCGATGCTTTACGCAATGCCACTTCTTCGCAGGCATCGGCGGATGGAGCCACGCCCTGCGCCTCGCAGGATGGCCAGACGACAAGCCGGTTTGGACCGGAAGCCCTCCATGCCAGCCCTTCAGTGCAGCAGGAAAACGCCTCGGAAAAGACGACGAACGACACCTCGCTCCGGTCTGGCTCGATCTCGTCTTACAGTGCCGCCCTCGAATCCTCTTTGGTGAACAGGTTGCAGATGCGATCCGAGTCGGTTGGCTCGACGATTTACAAGACCGGCTCGAAGCCGGCGGCTACGCCTGCGGGTCGGCCGTTCTTACAGCTGCAAGCTTCGGCGCCCCGCACATCCGGAAAAGGCTGTATTTTGGAGGGGTCCGGGTGGGTGACACCAACAACGCGGGACTGGAAGGACAGCGGGGCGGACATCAGGCCGAGAGCGGATGGGAAGCAGCGGTTCGACCAGTTGCCACGGCAAGCCAACCTTGCGGTATGGCCAACGCCGACCGCATCGAAAACATCGCCACAGACTCGAGAGGATTTTACACCGAATCTTGCTGCTCGGGCGATGCTGACCGGGTGGCCGACGCCACAGGCATCGGACGGTACGGGCGGCGGGCAGGCGAAGAGGGCGCTGAACCCGGCGCGCAGCAACGACCTGATGGATTTTGCAATGCTCGGAGGCTGGCCGACAGCACGAGCGACCGACGGGGACAAAAACGTTCGGACACTGGAGGGTGCGGTGTCGGAAATCGATCGCAAGGGCAGTCCGCAAGATATGGCGCAGGCGGCGGCGATTGCGGGACCAGCGCGGCTAACGGCTTCTGGGGAAATCCTGACTGGCTACACTGCCGGGATGGAAAGTGGCGGCCAGTTGAATCCGGCACACAGCCGCTGGCTCATGGGGTTTCCGGCAGAGTGGGACTTCTGCGGGGCTATGGCAATGCAATCGTCCCGCAAGTTGCGCAAGCGTTCATTGAAAGCTTTAGAGACGCTGCGGGTCAACTGAACTGAGATTGGCGGCAGATGGGACGCATATCCGGGGCATGATACAGCTCCGGCCATACCAGTCCCGCGGCATCGCCGACATCCGCGCAGCGTTCCGCACGGCGCGCCGAGTCCTTGGTGTTTTCCCGACCGGTGCGGGCAAAACCACTATCATTGCTTCCATCGTCCAGGACACGCTGGCACGTGGCTCCCGCGTCGTCATCATGGCCCACCGCGAGGAGCTCATCACCCAGATCCGCGACCGGCTGGCCCTGTTCGGCATAGTCGCCGCGATAATAAAAGCGGGCCACCCAGAGGATCCAAACAATCCCGTCCAGGTGGCGTCGGTCCAGTCGCTGGCCGGTCGTCTTGACCGGCACAACGCGCCCGATCTGCTCATAGTCGACGAAGCCCACCACACCCTTGCCGCCACGTATCGGTCCATCCTCGATGCTTGGTCCAAGTCCCGTGTCCTGGGTCTCACAGCCACCCCCTGGCGCCTGGACGGGCGCGGCCTGGGTGAAGTGTTCGAGTCGATGGTCCAAGGCCCCACGGTCGCCGAGCTCATCGAACAAGGCCACCTGGTGCGCGCACGGGTCCTTGGTTCGACGCGGGGCCTGGACCTGTCCGACGTAGCGACGCGGGGCGGGGATTTCGACATCGAAGCCTTGGAGAAAGCCATCGCCCGCGCTGGCCTCGACGGCGACGCGGTGCGGACGTTCAAGACTCACTTCCCCACCAGCGGCACGGCCGTGGCGTTCTGCGTGTCAGTGAAGCACGCGGAGCGCGTGGCGGCCGCGTTCAACGATGCAGGTATCCCAGCGGCTGTGCTGACGGGTGCGGACAAGGAGGCCCATCGCAAGCGCGTCTTGGAGGACCTGGCTGCTGGCAGGATCCGGGTGCTGTGTTCGGTGGACGTCATCAGTGAGGGGTTTGACCTGCCGGCCATCTCCGCCGTCATCCTTTTGCGACCCACCAAAAGCCTGTCCCTGTTCCTTCAACAAGTCGGCCGGGCCCTGCGGCCGGCGCCTGGCAAACTGTTTGCGTGGGTATTCGATCACGCCGGCAACTCGCTGCGACACGGGCACCCGGAGTCGTTCAGGGACTGGACGCTGGACGCCGAGCAACCGGCCAAACGCGCACTCACGCAGACCGAGGATGGCATGGCGCTCACAGTGCGCCAATGCCTGTCGTGCTACGCTATCCACGCGACGGCCCCAGTGTGCCCGTTTTGCGGCACAGAGCACCCGGTTGACGACAGGATCCCCCGTTGGCGGGCGGTGGAGCTACGAGAGCTCGAACGTGCGGAATTGGAAGCGACCGACGAAGCCAAACGTAAGGCCGAGCGCAAAGCACAGGGTGGGGCGCGGACCGTGGAGCAACTGACGGCGCTATTCATGCGGCAGGGGGCCAACAGGTGGAAGGCCCAGGCGCGGGCGAAGAAAGTGGTTGAGGCGCGGGAAGCGAAGGAACGGGCGGAACGGGAAACGCCGCTCTTGCCGGGGGCGGCGGAGTGGTTGGAGGGGATGTTGTAGCCAGGCGTTGGCGTCGGGCGCGGATCCACCCGTGCGCGGTTTAGCGGTGTATGTATGCCGCAAAAAGAAAAGGCCCGGAGCGAACCCGGGCCGGAGGTTTCCCTCTCCGCTTCGCGACAAAGTCGCCGCCTGGACGGCGGTGGCCCCAACGCTTGCGGTTTTCCTGGCCTTTTTGCTGTTAAGCGAGGCGGCCTGCCTCCTGTGCATCGTCCACACGCGCCGAAGCGGTGGGAACGCCGCTTTGGCCATGCCTGACCGGCCGCATTTCACTATGGCTGCGGACCACCAAGCTGCCATCAAGTCCCCTGGCAGCTGGGGTAGAGTGGCGCGCCGGGACTCGAACCCGGTCGTTTCCCCTTGTCGGGGCTGTGATAACCCATACACCACGCGCCCTGCCGGTTACGAGTCCGGCGCCGTTTTCCTGTGGGAACGGCCGGTTTGTGGCTACACCGCGTTAAGGGCCTCTGGTGTGCTGCGTCCCTATGCTTCTACGCGTTCTGCCCCGCAATCGAGGCGGGCCGACGCCACATCCGGCCCAATAATCATATAGTCCCAGATCTTCGACACTCCAAATCAAAGAGCGATCTTTTTTTTAAAGAAAAGAGCCGCCCTGAAGGGCAGCCAAACTTGGTGCGTGAACCAGGATGAACAATGCGCCAACACCATTCATCCTGGCCACAAACGAAACCTTTGGATGCTCACCTTTGAACGCTTGACCCGCAGGACCTTAATACGGCTCTCTGCATATGCGTCCCCTAACGCAGTCTGTGCGTCCCCAGGGACGCATATCCAACCCGACCCACCCGTCGGAGACAAACCCATGCTTTATTTCATCGTCGATACCTGGCTTGGCATCCAATACCAAGTCGATTCCGAGACAGCCTGCCGGATCCTGGAATCCGCTTACACGACAATGACGTGTATCGTGCGGCGGGACGTCTAATGGGACAGCGCGAGACCGACATCCAGAATCGGGCTATGGCCGCGATCCAGCACGAGCACGGGAATCACGTGACGATGTTCCGTGTGAATTCCGGGCAGGCCCGATCGGTCCATAGCGACACCAGGATAAAGCTGGCACCAAAAGGCACCGCCGACGTCGTGCTGTGCGCGTATGGGGCCTATGCGGAGTTGGAAGCCAAGACGCCCACGGGCGTCCAGTCCGAACAGCAGCAGCAACGCCAAGCGGCTGTTGAGCGCGCCGGCGGCATCTACATACTGTTTCGGTCGCCACAGGAAGCCGTCGACCTACTCACAGCAGCGCTTCAGCGTCGAGGTCTTCATCAAGCAGAGCCTCGCGAGCTTTAAATATCGCTGTGGCCAGGCGTTGACGCACGCGTTCCGACGACACGCCACCGATCCGCTTGCCGATTTTTTCCTGGGTCATGCCTTCCACGATATACGAGCTCAACACCTGCCATTCCAGGTCTGTCAACGCCGCTCGCACAATGCTCATAGCATACTCGCGATCGGATGCGGCCAGGTCCTCGGTCGGGTCCGGGGTGTGTTCAGGCTCGTAGACCTCCGACGCCTCGTTGTCGTCGCCTGCGGCCACGCGCACGGTGTTTCGGCTTGCGTGGAACTGTTCGTATTCCTTGACAGACACACCTAATTCGCCACATGCCGTTTCCACAGCGTCGCGATCATTCACACCACTCGCCACCAATTCCCGGACCATTGGCCCCACTTTCCACTGAACCAGACGCAGTGGGCGCGATCTTGGGACACGCACAGGGCGCAGCATCATGTCCGACAGCAACCGGATCTCTTCGCGTATCCAGTTCGAAGCCGCGGCGGCAAAAGCGCCGCGCGCTGGGTCGAACGTAGGCAGTGCGCGCAGTATTCCGACCCGGCAAGCCTGCTCTATGTCGTCGCGATCGAGGCCTTGGGGTCCGAATTTATTTCGCACGGCAACGATATAGCCTTGCATCGAAGCCATCAGCTCCGCCAAAGCATGCCGATCGCCGGCCTTCGCCGCCATAGCCAAGCGCGTCTGTTTTTGTGCCAGGGTTTCACTCATCGTCGCGCTCCCATTTGAGGCGCTTCTTTTTGACACCTTCTTTGATGGGCTTGACGGTCACGACATGCCCAATGTTTTCGATCCATTCGAGAACGAGTTCCGCGTTCATCGAGCCGACACGGACGCTCACAGCGCCCGGCAGGATGGCCCGCTCTGTGCGCGGATCGAGGCGATAGACAAACTCCTGTGCTGTCAGGCCGCAGCGCTCCAAAAGCCGCTCTTGTCCGTGGACACTCCAACACACCCCACCCAGCATCACATCACACCCCCGGCGCGACGGGCGCGCATGTAGTCGCGGCCGCGTTCCTGGTAGCAGGAGCGGCACGTGCTCTTGACGCCGTCGGGCACGTCGCCACGGGGCGGAAAAAGCGCCAACGGCTTCACCGCATCACAGCACCCGCAGCGCTTCGTCAGGCCATCCGGCAGGTAGTTGGAGTGCAGCCGGCGATGATCGGCCATCGAAACCAGGCGGAGGTTTTCCAGGCGGTTATCTGCCGGGTTCTCGTTGACATGATGGACGTGGAACCCATCTGGGATGGGCCCATGCTCACTCTCCCAGACGATTCTGTGCTCATAAAGGCCAGCAGCCCGGCCGGCCACCGTCGTGGCGCGCAGGTATCCCGCACTGTGTCGTCCAAATCCCATGTTCGCCTCCTGTTCTCTCTTGAACAGGAGTTAGGTCCACGCAAGCGGGATCGCAAAAAATAGATCAGAATCTGATGCTTGCGACGGGTTCTTTTCCATTTGCCATGTCTTGAAGTCGCCCAATCATCGTCAATTTCGCATGTGCAGATGGCGGCCACTCAAACACAAAGAAGTCGTCGCCCGGCTCAAACGGATTGGCTTTGAAATCAACCGACATGGCGCCGTCGCTTTTGCGCAGGCACAGGAACACCCCTTCGTCGTCTTGCCGGATCGGAGAGTGCTTCACGCAGTCTTCTGCTTTCCCGCTGCGGTCATTCGTGTGTGGCATGCGGTTGTAGAGCAGTGCAAGGCGAACAAGTTCAAGTCCGTAGGCTATCTGTGGTGTCAATTCATGGCCTCCAATTCGGCGTTTATGCGTTTTGTCAGTTCAAGGCGCTCGTGCGCGCTGGTGGGCCATATGTAGTCCGTTGGCAAGATATGGGTGCTGTGGAACCCGTCGTCTACAATGTCTTCGTAGCACCACACGCCGGAATCACGGATTCGCACCAGGAATGGATGATCTTTCATGTGCTGCGCGTCTTTGATGGTCGTGTAGTCTGTTCCTGGCTCTGGCTCCCCGAAAACCAGAACATCTTCCTCGACCATGGCACGTAGGATCTTCAACGCCGCCCGCTTTTGTCTTTCAAACACATCTCACCTCATGCTGTTTGTTTGATCTTTCCTATGCAACCGCAGGTATTTCAAGAGAAAAAAGCCCCCGCCGAAGCGGGGGCAGTGGGGCGAACGGGGTCAGCGCCGCCCATGGTGCGCGTTCAACGCACAACGCGCATCGGGGGTGGGGATTTCAGGGCGTCCATAGCCGATGTGATTCCGGCGGCATACAGGCGGCCAACTTCGGACAACTGGGCACCACGGCGCACGGTCTGGCGACGCAGGCGGGTCAGGTCGCCGTCTTTGTCGACGCCGCGGCCCTTCACGCGTAGGCCCAGGGCCGTGTCTGTCATTTCTTTGGTGCCGTTCACCTGGCAAAAGTTGCGGTATGCGCGGTTGAGGTCGGCGCTGCTGATGCTGTGCTCCTGGCCAAACTCGAGGCAGAGGTCCATGAAGTCCGCGAACGGGTCGAACTCGCCCTTTTTGGCATCGCGGGCGGCGTAGAGGCGATCAGGCACTTTGAGGCCGTCTTTGTCAGAGAGGTCGCCAGCGTTGTATGCGACGGCGCCGCGCACAGCCCAGGCCAGGATGCCGGTCAGTTCGGTCAGCAGCTTCGACTTCATCTTGGGGTCCTTGATGATGCCGCCCTCTGGGCACTCACGGGCTTCCCAGAATTTGGCTTTGAAAGGGACCATCACGATGCGGCGCCACACTCCATCGTCCTGGCCAGTCACCAGTGGCATGTAGTTGCTGCTGTAAATCAGGCAGCACTGCGAAACGAAATTGAAATACTCGCGGCGCAGGAAGCGGGCGGAGATGGTGTCGTCGCCTGTCAAGCGCTTGAACTCACGATCTGCCAAAACATCGTTTTTCTTGAACTCCGACCCGATGCCCAATCGGGCGCCGGCGAGTGCTGCGACGTCGTTGTTGATGCCAGATTTGTTCTTCTCTTCGACGATCAGGGACCGGTCAACACCAGTGCTGTATTCACCGAACAGCGCACCCAAAATAGCCTGAAACAGCGACTTTCCGTTGGATCCGTTTCCGTCTGCGTTGCTCTCATCTCCGGTCAAAATGAACGCTTTTTGCGCATCCTGGTGGCCAAACATAGCGTAGCCGGTCATGCGCTGGACAAACCCGATCAACTCGGCGTCGCCCTGGAATACATCATCCAAAAAGCGTTCCCACGTCGGTGCCTTGGCTTTCGGATCATAGGCCACGGGCGACATACGCGTCAGCATATCGTCCGGGCTGTGCGCGCGCAGATCGCCAGTGCGCAGGTCCACGGTGCCGTTTGGAGCGTTCCAAAGGTGTGGGACGACATCAAAGCCATCTATGTTGACAGACAGTGACGGGGCGGCTGCGTCAAGCATGCCGCGCAGTGAGCCGGCACGGCCGGACTTCTCGGCCCAGCCGATGCGACGTGCCACGTCTTTGTCGTCGTTCAAATGCTTACACTCGAAAAACACGCCGCGCGCAACCTCTCCTGCGATCCCCATAGCACGTGTGTCACCACCAGCTATGTCCCAGCGCTTTCCGTCGTAGACAGCCCATCCAGCGGCTGCGGTGTGGGCCATGCGCGATCCATATTTTATCATCATTCGGTCGGCGTTTCCGATGTCCGTCTGTGCGAACGTGGCGCCTGTGGCCGTCAGGATGGCGTAGTCCTTTTCACCAGCCATCTGGAGGCGCCACTGTTCCAGTGCGCGCATTGCCCGGCGGTATTGCTTGCTGTTCGTGTGCTTCATTGACCTGACCCCGTTGTGCGCTCGTTGGCGCGATTGTTGAGATAGGGACCGGTTTGGCCGGACCCCAAATGGATTCACTTTGCCGTTGCTACGACGATGGCACCGGTGGGACCGGACCAGGCTATGGTGCCGGTGCACTCGACCTCGATCGGTGCTGGCAACGATGCCGGCATGGGGTCGGTGAGAACGAGACGCTCGCCGCGCACGCGCAAGATGGTCACGTCGTGGCCCATATATGCGTCCGCGATGGCTTTCCTGGCGGCTGCGGAACGCTCGGCCTTGCCCGTGAATGGGATGCCGTTGGTGGCGGCCTCGGCCAAAAGACCGGCAGAAACGCCTACGAAACGGGGTTTTTTGATGGTGATGGAAGGCATTGGGTAGTCCTCTCTGTCGTCTTCTTCAAAAGAGAGATGGGGCGCAGAGGGCTAACGCGCAACATAAAACGTCGTTTTATTTTGTCGTTTTGTGTCTGCGATAGTCTGTGACAGTTAGGGCAAACTATCGCAAGCCGTTTTTTGCTTTGCATACAGTGCCTTATGAAGCGTTGCACACCATGTCTGCGACAGTTTGCCCGATTTCTCGGATGTAGCCACTATAGAGCGTGAAAAGGTGGTTTTTAGAGTTGCTATAGTAGCGGAATAGAATATGACCTAAACTATCACAAGACCCCTAAAAAGTGCTGTTTTTCTCTTTTGTTTCAATATGTTATAGTTGCAAAAATGGTGGTGTTTTGGAGGTGTCGACAAGGTGCCTGTATGCCTATTTTATACAGGAAAACCAAACACTTTTCACAAACGCCGTTATATTGTTTGGCGTTACGCATCCGGGAACTACCTTGTGCATAGACAGAAAGACCGGCCAAAGGAGCCACGCTATGCTTGATCTCACCACACTCATCGCACTGCTCGGGCTGACCGTAGGCCTTGGCATCGCCATTTCGCTGAGCATCGCCGCCATCGTGCGGCGTCGCATGGAAGAGGCCAGCTACCAGGACGCACTGCGTGCCAACCGGCACGGCGGCTCGCGTTATGGGGTCATGTGATGAGCGACACAGTCCAACTCGGCACACTCGCGGCTGGCAGCATGGCCGCAGCCCTGGCCCTGGTTGGCTTTCTGCACGAGAACGCCAAGGCGCAGTATGACGCTGCCAGCCGCGCCCTGTCTGGCCAGGTCTATGAGACCTGTGCGTTGCCGAACCCGCCATCCGCTGCGGCCCTGTCCGATGAGACAGCATTGGAGGCCTACATGTTGGCTGTTCAGGCTGCCGCTGCCAAGTGCCAGGCCGACATAGCCGCCGACAATCCGTGATGGGACGCATATACAAGCCATGATCAACCGCATACGCGCCCTCTTTGCTAGGCCCACACCAGACCCAGCACCCGACATGGGTATGCTGGGCGAGGTGCCCTATGTGCCCACGCCAGAGCGCGAAGCCACACTCAAAGCGCACGCGTTCGATGCAGGCTATTGGGTATGGAAGAACAGGGCGGATGGTGAAGGCCCCGTCGATGTGTTCCCGCCTGCCATACTGACCGCGCTGGCTCGCACCGCATACGAGCGCGCGATCATCCAGGAGGCCTACGTCAATGGCCTGGTGACTGGTGTCGCACAGGAGAAGAGCACAAGCCATTGATTTGCTTGGTATATGCCTGAATGTATTTAAATAGTTAATTAATACTAATTACCGAGCCCAATTATACGACCAAATAAATAATCCTAAATAATCCAATGAATACAGTAGTTTATAACCACAATATCTTGGGCCGGGGGCCCCTGCCCCCTACCACCTATTGTGGGTATGCGGACAGCTCCAACGGTGTCTGTGATCAAAATTTTTGAAAACTCCTTAACAACACCAGGTGCTGGGCCAGTCGCGGCCAAAGCGCAGAGGCAGAGGAACGCACGGACGTGACCGCAACACAAAACCCAACAAATCCTGCCGCTTGCTCGCTTGCAGAGGCGGAGCGCTGGCTGGGCGTGTCTCGCCAAACCCTCGCAAAATGGATCGACCGAGGTGCGCCAGTTGTTAAGCGGGCCCAGGGAAAAGGCCAGTCCACGCTCGTGTCCGTGTCCGATCTGTGGAAGTGGAAGATGGAGCAAGAGGTCGAGGTTGCTGTCGCCAAAGCGCGCGCTGAGGTAGATGCACAATTCGATCCTACCAACCCCGAACGCATGAGTAAGGAAGAGGCAGACCGTCGGTTCGCGGTCGCCCGTGCCTTGCGCGAAGAAGGGAAGGCCCTGGAAGAGTTTAAGCAGATCGCTCGCATTGATGACATGGCCGGTGCCGTGGCTCGCAGGCTTTCGAGCGTCCGGCAGATCCTGATGTCGCTCTACCGGGAAGCGCCCGAGCTGCTGATGCGCAAGACCGGTATCGCCGTCAACGTCTCCACCCCGATCCTCCGCGGCATATTGGACCGCGCACTGAAAGAGATGAACGCGCGCTTGGACTTCGGCCCGCCAGAGAACAAGGACATCGAGCAAACCGATGCTGACGCTTCCACTCAGTCGACTTGATGAGCTTGAACGCGATCCGTTCTCCATCTCCCGCGCATCTATCGATGCCGCGCTAGACCGTGCAGTCCATGAGAGTCTGGCCCCCATCCCATGGATGAACGGCCGGGAGTGGATCGAGGAGCACGCCGACCACTCATTCGAGACGTCCAACCGCCAAGGCAAGTTCGAGATGTTTCCGTTCCAGCGTGACCTTGTCGAGATCGCCACCGACCCCGAATGGTCGGAGATCGTGTTTATGAAGTCGGCACGTGTGGGCTATACCCAGCTGTCTACATACCTGATGGGCTACTACATCCAACACGACCCCAGCAAAGTCGCCTTCATACTGCCCACTAAAGACAACGTCGGGGACTACGCCAAAGACAGCCTCAACCCAATGCTGCGTGACATCGAATGCGTGTCCAAACTGCGCGGCGGCGTCTCAATGGACGACAAGCTGAACCGGTATTTTTCCAACGGCTCTGTGCTCTACCTGCGATCCGCGTTCTCCTCGGACGAACTGCGTCGGATCACCGCCGGTGTCCTATTCCTTGACGAGATCGACGCCGACGGATGGGCGGCCAGCGGTCAGGGCGACAAGGTGGACTTGGCAAAGAAGCGTGCAGAGACCGTGTCCGGCTCGCGTGTCTTTCTTGGATCCTCCCCTACCGTCAAAGGCGGAAGTCGCATCGAAGCAGCCTTTCTCTTGGGAACCCAACACCGCCGCTTCGTGCCGTGCCCGATCTGCACGCAGCGCGACAATCCCGACCTATGGTCCGAGGCCGGCGAGTGGCCGGTCTTTGGTGAACTTCTGCGCGGAAACGGCGTCGTGTTCAGCGGCCACCAGGTCTTGGAGTGGGGCGACGGCGAGACGCATGGAATCCACTACAAGACCGACCCGGAAAACCCGACATACGTTTGCCGTCACTGCCAGGGCCACATCGAACACAACCTCAAAGGCTGGATGGACGAATACGGCGAGTGGCGCGCGACGAACTACAACGAAGACGGCAAGCCCGCTTGGAAGAAAGGTGTCCTTTCGTTCCACATTTCCACCCTGTATAGCCAATTTGAAAAGGCCAGCTGGGCGCACGCCGTTGCCGCTTGGAAGGACTGCGAGGGAGATCCAGAAAAGCGGCAAGCGTTCGAGAATACATGGCTCGGGCGCACTTTCGAAGACTGGTCCGCCGCCGGGAAAATGTTGGAACCGCACGAGCTCCAAGCCAGCCACTGCGTCGAATATGGCGCCGAGGTCCCAGCCTGGGTCCGATTCCTGACTGCCGGCGTTGACATGCAAAGCAAAGATGGCGGACGCTTTGAAGTCAAGATACTTGGATGGGGTGCCGGACAGCGAAAGGCCGTCGTCGCACATTACATCCTGGATGAGCACCCGTTGGCAGATGAAACGGCATGGGTCGGCCTGCGAGACACACTACTGCGTCAGTATAAAACCATGGACGGTAGGCGCCTGATAGTTGCTGGTGCCGCTCTGGACTCCGGATCGAACAACGGCGAATTTACACAGCGCATGTATCAATTCGGCGCAGAGAACGCAGACCGGTGCTGGTGGGCTATCAAAGGGCACGGAACGAAGGGTCGCGGCGTGCGCGGTGATCAGATCTGGCCAAAGGCGATCTCTCCAAACGGGCGCGTGTATCTTATCGACGTAGACATCGCAAAGGACCAAACATTCCGGCAGCTCTACGCAGAAGCGGATAGCTCGGGCGGGATCTCCTTTCCCGGGGGTGCGGTGCCTGCTGGCTCGGTTCCGTTCGACAAAACGTATTTCGAGCGCCTGACGCGCGAGAAGCCGCTGCCTGTGAAAGGGCAGCCTGGAAAAACGTTTTGGTCGTCTCCTAAAGATCAGGAGCCATGGGACTGCCTTATCTATTGCGTGGCCGCAATGTATGGCCTGCTCCAAGCCTACCCCCGCCGCTACGATCCCCTGGTGGCATCGCCCCCGCGCCCGATCGTCCGGCCTGGTGCGCCAGCGTCCGCGCCAAAGCCAGGCGCTCCGCCGGCCCCTGCCCCCGCAAAATACGTGCCAAAGCCGCGCCCCGTCGCAACAACGCCTTCATGGATGCGCCGGTAAACCTGGGCGGGGACGCATATCCCGGGCACACGCCCGAGGATCCCCAACATGGCCCTGCGCTTCTCTTCCCTTTCCGATGCCCAGCTTGGCGAGATGCTAACTTCTTTGGTTCAGCAGATCGCGTCTGGTGTGGCGTCCGTTTCCATCAACGGCATCACAACCACGTATTCCACGCCTGGGAACATCCGAACCGCGATCGACGAGATAGAGGCCGAGTTGGCCGACCGCGCCCTGGCTTCCGCAAAGCTGCCGCGCCGTGCCGCGATGGTCATGCAATACCCCTCGATGGGCGGCAAAGGATACTGACATGCCAAAGAACAAAAAGCCCGTCGCCCGCACCTCTGTCACGCCCTCCGTCGCACAGACAGTTAAGCCCCGCGTCCGCGTAACCACGGCCGGCTACACCCGGCACGTCCTGCCAAATCCACCTACTGAGTTCCGGGCTTCTGTCTACGAGGCCGCCGGCGCTGGACCACGTTCCTCATCCTGGCAACAGGCCGGGTCGTCCGGCCCAATCGGCGTGTTGTCGCGGTCTTTAGATACGCTGCGCAACCGAGTGCGATACCAAGTCCGCAACGACCCTATGGCGTCGCGTGTGGTTGATTTTCTGGAAGGATCTACGGTTGGAAACGGCCTGCGTCCTATGCTGCGTGCTGGATTCGCCGATCCAAAATTCCTCGCGGCGCAAGAGGCCTTCTTTGAACAGTGCGACGCCGACGAAGTGCTTAACTTCGACGGCTTACTGCGCGTCGTGTTCCGCGAAGTCGTCGCTGGCGGAGAATGCTTCGTCCGTATGCGTGAACGTGACATGGATGCCCCAGAAAACAGGCATTTGGTTGCCCCGCTACAGCTCCAAGCAATACCAGGTGAAATGGTCCCAACGAACGACCATACCCTCGAAACTGTGTGTGGTATCAAGACCAACGGACTCGGCCGGCGCATAGCATACAAATTCTACAACAAACACCCCGGCGAGTTCCTTATGAACAACCCGGCCGCGCCTACACTTTCGTTCGTGCCATCATCGAGTGTCTGTCACGTGTTCCGCAAGGGAGAGCCTGGCCAGATTCGCGGGGAGCCGTGGCTGGTGCGCGGCCTGATCGCGCTTCATGACCTCGACGCATACCAAGACGCCGAGCTGGTCCGCAAGAAAATGGCTGCGATGCCGGTATTTTTCATAGAGACCCCGACGGATCTCAATAAGCAGCCGGGCCCCGCCGGTGTTTCGGATGGAACAGATGGAAATCCAGAGGGAACGCCGCTCGACACCGAAGGCAACGTCTGGATACAGGAAGACCCGATTGCGATCATGCCCGAGTTGAAGCCCGGAGGTGTCGTCCCTGTTGCGCCTGGCTGGAAGGTGAACCCATCGATACCTGCCGACGTGGGGCCCAACTACGACGTGTTCGTGCGGCGCCAGCTCCAACGCATATGCGCTGGTGTGAACGTGCCCTATGAATTGGTTACGGGCGACACACCGGTCGGCGCCAACGAGCGTATGATGAGGATTCGCGTCCAGGCCTACTACCAGCTTGTCCGTCAATGGCGTGCGATGCTTGTGCGTCAGTTCTGCACCCCAGTCTGGAACCGATTCATCGATGCCCTGGTATCGAACGGATGGCAGCCGACAGACGGCACAGTAGACGACTACCGTCGCGTCGAGTGGATCGGCGACCCGGTCCCACAAACGCACCCGACGCAGGACGTCCAAGCGGACATCATGGCCGTGCGTGCTGGTTTTAAAACCCGCGCGCAAGTCATCCGCGAACGCGGCGGCGATCCTGACCGCATGCTCGCACAGCGCGCCGCAGAATGCGCCGCATCGGATGAGTTGGGAATCTTCTTCGACTCCGACGCGCGCTTCAATCTGTGGGAGAAAATGCCCGCACCCGACGCTGACGGCATCGCCAATGCACCGCCCAACGCATCGGGCGAGAACTGATCCACGCAAACGCGCGCCGGGGACGCATATCCCCGGCAACACATCAAGGGACCGCATCCATGCCCAAGGACACCATCAACCTGGAAGAGAACATCGTGCGCTTCCGCACCGAGGCGCCCAAGTCGCGCCTGGCCCAAGGTTTCGAAGTTAAGGCACTCTCCGAAACGGCTGTCGAACTGTTCCTATACGGCGAGATCGGCTGGGACGTGACCGCCAAAGAGATCATCGAGGGGCTTCGTCCGCACAGCGTTGCCGGCAACAAGATCGTTATCTGGGCAAACTCCCCAGGCGGCGACGTTACCGAAGGCTACGCGATCGGCAACTGGATCAAGGCAAGCCCTGCCGAGGTTGAGGTCCGCGTCGACGGTCTGGCTGCGTCAATGGCTTCCTACATCGCCGCCGTGGCCGACCGCACCGTGATGCCGCGCAACTCGATGCAAATGATCCACCGCCCCTGGGGTGTTGTCGTCGGCACCGCCGAAGACATGGATCGCCGTTCCGGTGTCCTGGCAAAGATGCAGGAGATCATCCTGGCGGCCTACGAAGAGAAGCAGCTGCGCACCCTGGGCTCCGTCCCCGAGGGTGCCGAAAGCCTGCGCGAACTCATGTGGAATGGGGAATACCTGAGCGCCGACGACTGCTTCGCGCTTGGCCTGTGTGATGAGATCAGCGACGCAATCACACTCTCCGCCTGCATCCGGCCTGATATCGCGGACCGCTTCGCGGGCAAGGTGGACGCCGCGCTCCTGGTTTCCGAAGACGAAACCGCCGCCCAGGACGAAACCCCGCCCGTCCCCACCGAAGAAGAGCTGGCCGCCCAGGCTGCCGCCGCCGAAGCAGAGGCCACCGCTGCCGCCGATGCCGCTGCGAAAGCCGAGGCCGACCGCCTGGCCAAAGAAGCTGCCATCGATGCGGCCGCCCAAGCTAACATCGAAGCAGCACAGGCCGAAGCTGACATCCGCGCCGTGTGCCGTTCTGCCGACGCCGAGGACCGCGCAGCGGAATTCATCTCCGCCAAAGCCAGCCTGAAAGACGTCCGCAAGGCTCTCTGGAAGGCCGCCGCGGCGCGTGATGCAGAAATCTCGACAGATCCCACCCCGCCAGCCCCGCAAATCGCGCAAGAGGACGCATATGCAAAGCGAGCGGCAGATGCCCGCCAAAACTACGCCGCCGCGCTGACGCGGTAACCAACGAAGGAAAACGCCCATGCCCGGCACGATCGTCCAAACAGACAACGCGTTCAGCACACTGGAACTCACCCTGCGTGCGAACGAAGTGACTCGCTTCCCTGCCGTTCGGACACCGCTGTCCGAGCTGTTCACCGAGGTCGAGTTCATCTCGGATCGCGCCGCGTCGATCGACGTGGATGAAGCCACGCTTCCGGCGCTTTCCGATGGCACATGGGGCACCGTGCTTCCAGTGACCGCCGTCAACCGCGACCGCAAAAACTTCGCGCTCCTGGCGCCAAAAGTCGGAAAGACCGTTCCTGTGGGCATGACTGATATCCAGTCGGTGCGCCAGACTGGGACCATCGAGCGCGAGTCGCTCCAAACGGTCCAGGATCGCAAACTCGGCCAGACCTTCATTGCTTTGGAGGATTATCACGAGCGCGCCCGCCTCGCCGGCATCCTGTCGCGTGTCATCAACAACGCTGGTGCCACGATCCACAACCTGCGCGACGCCGCGTTCTACGATACCGCAGCCAACCCTGTTGTAGGCCTTGAGCTGGACGCTGTTTCGCCCGCTCTTGGTGCCCTGCGCCAGAAATTCGCCACGCTGATCCGCTCGGTCGAAAGCCGCCTGCAAATCGGCCAGAACGTCATGTCCGGCCTCGACATCCAAGCCCAAAGCGACCTTTTCGACCTGCTCCGCCTCCACCCCGAGACCGAAGAGCAGTTCAAGCGCTGGGAAGACCTCTCCCGTCCGACCGAGTCGGCTATGCTGCCCTTCCGCTTCGCGGGCATCAACTTCTACGACTACCGCCGGGCTGGCCTGGCGTCGGGTCGTGGTGTCGCCATCCCCCGCGGTGTTCAAGGAATGTTCAAGACCATCTTCACCCCCGGTGACTTCATCTCGGTCCTGAACCAGCCCGCCTTCGCCCGCTACGTCTCAGTCAAGGAGCTCGATCACGACAAGGGCTTCGAATACGAAGTTTCGACCAACGCGCTGCATATCTGCAGCCGGCCGGAAGCCATCTTCGAAATCGACGCCGGCGACGGCCTGTAAGGGCCGCCGCTTTCCGGAAAACCGGAGACCTCACAGGGCCGCCTCCGGGCGGCCCTTTCTTTTTGGAGCCACGCATGATCGCCGCCTCCCTTCTCGCAGCCGCCGGAAAGCCCGGCACATACACCGCTCCTGGCGGGGTGAATGTGGCTGTGCGCGTGATAATGAACGATGCCCCCGGCGAGACCCGGCGTGAGGCCGGTGAGGAGTTTTACAACGAGAACGCGCTGGCGGTCGTTCCTGAATACGTGGAGCCCGAACAGGGCGGTGTGCTGACTGTGTCCGGCACGACTTACCGCGTCATGTCAGTCATCGGATCCCGCGTCGCCGGCCTGTTGGACTGCGACGTCATCCGCCTGACCGGGCCGGGTGTGGATGTGTTCAACCTGTCGTCTTCCGTCATCGGGCCCCTCTCGGAGACCATCCTACTGGACGGGCGCCCCGTCCGCGCAACCGTGGCGCGCAAAGCCGACACCATCGACGCCGATCAGGACGGCAACGAGATCATGGTCCAGCGCAACCGCATCGCCATCCGCCACGCCGACCTGGGCGACGCAGAGCGCGGCTCCATCGTCGAATTCGACGGCGACCGGTTCCTGGTTACATCCATCCGGCGCACCTCCGCCGGCATCATCAACCTCATTTGTTGAGTCAAAAAAAATGGCACGTGGGTTCGAGAGAAACGGGAAGAAGGGGGCGGGGCGCTTCAACTACGCCAATGACTTCAAGCGCGACATCTTGCGCGCAACGAAGAAGGCTGGGCGCGAGGTTGGCAAGCTGATCGTCAAAGACAGGAAAGAAGCCCTGATCGCCGACGCCAAGAGCCGCGATCAGGGAAAAAACTACACGTGGAAGGGTGCTTCACTCAAACCACGAGATGGACCATCCCGCCGTCGACTCAGTGCTGTGCGCTCAATCGTCGGTCGAGACGGCACACTGATCGCGCTGGATCACGCGCCCATGGCTGTGCTGCAAGAAACCGGCGGCGTCATAAAGTCCAAAGGGAAAAAGCTCCGAATTGGCAGGGAACAAACGCCCGGCAGGAATACGTTCGTCACCAAAGGCGGCCTGGTGATGGAGGTCGGAACCTACATAAAACGTTTGAGAAACAAAGACGGCACGTTCAAGCAGAACTATCCGAAGACCCCACCCGCGCGCATCATCGCCATTTTGCTCGACGAGGTTGTTATCCGACGCCTGCCTGAAAACGCCCGCCTGGAAACAATCGCAAACAGGCGCCTACCCCTCTACCTCGATCTCATCGAAAAATACCTCGTGGAGTGAAACACATGCCTGACCGCGCCGAAGAGATCATGACCGCCCTGGTGGCTATCGCAGAGACCCTGGGCCTCCGCCTGGAGGTCGACAGGGCTTACCCTGTCATGACGGACCCCACGGGGGACGGCCCGGCCGATATGCCGATGGTCGTCGTCCGCACCGGTGACGAAGAAATGGACAGCCCCGAGGCCAAGGCCTGGGGGCGTCGATGGATCATGCGTCCATCGCTGGTTGTTTTCCTCCAAAACAAAGACAACCCAAACGCCCTGCGCAGCCAAGCCCAGGCGCTGTGGCTGCAAATCTTTGCGGCTGTGAATGCATCGCCCATCCCGGGCTTGATCACTCGCTCAACCCCGCCCGTTTTCTCTAAAGACTTGCAGCCCATGCCGGGCCGGCCGGATGTGCTCATGCTCATTGTTCGGTTCGAGTTGAAGTTCGAGCGTCACTGACCACGCAAAACCCCATCGGGGACGCATATCCCCGGCAAGGAACACAACTCAAACGATGAGGCGCCAACATGGCCAGCTACCTTCCCAACGGCGACAACTGCACGGTGCTTTACGCCGACGTATTTATGCGGGACCGTCGCGTCCCAGGCTCGCGATTCCGCCACATGGGAATCGTGGACAAAGCCGCGATCACGCTTGAAGTCGAACGCAGCGACAAGACCTGGAAGGGCGAAGTCGTCAAACAAAAAACCACGTCGAAATCGGCCAGCCTTGCTCTGACCATGGGCGAGACGACCTGGACGATGTTCAAAGCGGCCCTCATGGCCACAGAGGCCGACCTCCTGCAAGATGCAGGCGCCGTCTCTGTCACCGTGACGGCCATCGAGTCTGGCGAAATGATCGAGCTTGGCGCATTCGGCGTCACCGGCCTCGAACTGGCCAACGGCGTGACCGAGTTGGTTGATGGTGTGGACTACAAGCCCTACGACACATCCACAAACTTCGTCGTCATGCTGACCGCGCAGTCCTCGGTGACCGCCACCGGCACCGCGCCTGCTCTCAGCGCCGGTGACCGCAAGGCCTTGGCAATCATGGGCACCGACACTGGCCTGGCCGGCGAGTTCCGCTTCGTTGGTGAGAACACCGAGGGCCAGCGCGTCATCGTGGACGGCATCCTCGCAGACCTTGCTTCCGACGGTGAGATCGTCCTCCACTCGGACAGCACCGACTTCCAGACCTACTCACTCAACGGGAAAGTCATCCGCAACCCGCTGTCGAACAGCCACCCCTTCGGCCGCGTCCTCCCCGCCGGCCCGATCGTCTAAGACCCACGGCGGGGCCTTTGGGGCCCCGCCGCTTCCCCTTGGAGCCACGCTCCAACCGCGCCGCACCGCCGCGCACACAAACCCCCAAAAATACTGAAGAAAAAAAGCCGATCCGTTTGGAGATGCGCCCTGTTTTTTCTAACTCCTGATCACCATCAACCAACCAGGGAAAAGCCCATGACAACGCTTGTTCAAATCGCCCCACCGCAGCCACGCATCGTTGAGACCGACAACGCCGGATCGCTCCGCGTCTTCCCGCTGCGCCTCGGCGACATCGCCGCGCTCCTCTCGCGCCACCCCGCACTCATCGCCGGTTTCAGTGGTGGCGGTGATGCGCAGCTGATCGTGGCCGCCATCCTCCACAGCGGCCAGGCGGCTGCCGACGACATAGTCGCCGCCGCAACCCGTCGCGCGCCCGACGTCGAAGCCCCTGAACTGACAGCTTTCGACGAAGCTGAGATCCTCGTGTCCTGCATCGACGCAACACTCCCAAAGTCGCCGGAGCGCCTGGGAAAGTTCCTGGCCGATCTGGGCGATCTCATGTCCCGGCTCGGCCTCAACGACCTGCCCGAAGCAACCGCGTGAGCGATTGGGCGACGCTGGTCGAACGCCTCATTGCCACGGGTCACGCTGACCCGTGGGAATACACCCCAACCCAAGCCATGGCCTACGCAGAGTTGGCTGAACGGCGCACCGCTCGGGCCCACGGGGACGCATATACGATCCAGCGCAATGCTGTCGCGGTTGCCATGGGCGCGCTAAAAAAAGAGGACGAACAGAAGTTCCTCGACGCCCTGGACCCAGAGGACTGAAATGGCCAAAGAGACTCTCCTTCTCCGCATCCTGGCGTCCACACGCGACGCCGTGCGCTCGTTCCGCTCTCTGGACGGGGTGCTTACGCGCCTGAACGCCAACGCGGCCCAAGCGCAGGAGGCTGTGGCGGGTGTTGGTGATGGCGCAGACGAAAGCGCTCGCGCCGCCGAACAGGCCATGCGCAAGTTGGGGCTGCGCTCCGTTGCCCAAGCCAACAAATCGCGCGCTTCCTGGCAAGCCTCATACGAAGCCATCGAGCGCTCCGCCGAGTCCACATCTACAGACATTGCCCGAGCCAGAGCTGAACTCAACCGCCGCCTGGAACGCCTGGACCGGGAAATGGCGGTCAATTTCGAGCGCCGCATCGACCGCATGGCGCGCGCCGTGCGCTCGCTGGGCCGCGCCGGCCTTCTGGCCTCTGTTCAACTGGCGCGCATGACTGCATCGGTGGCCGCCAGCGGCTTCACCCGCCTGTCCGGCCTCGTAACAACCACGGCCGGCGTCGTGTCCCGCGGCGTCCGCACGATCGTCTCGGGTTTGACACGGATCTCCCTCGCCGCCACCCGCCTGTTCTCCCGCTCCGTCATTGGCGGCGGTGCGGCCGCTGGCGCGTTCGCCATCCAGGTGGGTCAGGTTTCGGGCGAATTCGAACGCCTGGCCGTAGCCCTAAAAGCTACCACAGGCAAAGACTACGACCGCGCATCCAAATTCGTCGAGGACTACGCAAAGCAAGTCGTATTCTCGCAGGAGCAGATCGGACAGTCGCTGCTGTCCTTGCGCAACTTCGGATTCTCACAGGCCGATGCCGAAACGGCGTTGCCGTCGCTCATTGACCAGGTTTCAAAACTTGGTGGATCCTATGCCGACCTGGAAGGCATAACGCTTGCCGTCGGACAGGCATGGGCCAAAGGGAAGCTACAGGGCGAAGAGATCCTCCAACTCGTGGAACGCGGTGTCCCCGTGTGGGACCTGCTTGCGAAAGTCACCGGGAAATCTGTGGCAGAGATCCAGGACCTGTCCGAAGCCGGAAAGCTTGGGCAAGACGTCATCCGCGGCCTGCTCGCCGAAATCGGAAAAGGTGCCAAGAGCGCCGCTGCTGGCCAGTTGGACACATACAACGGCTTGATCGCACAGTTGACGAAGGCCTGGTCAGCGCTGCTGCGCGAGATCGGCGACTCCGGTGTGTTCGACCGCCTGAAAAACATACTCCGTGACGTGATCGAGTTCCTTGGGCGTCCTGAAACGCTGGCTATTTTCACACGTTTTGCAGAAGTCGGCGTTCTGGCACTCGAGAAAGTCAGCGAAGGCGTTCAAAACCTCCTGCTCGTCTTTGGCGGCCGCGCCGCAGACACGCTGGAACGCTGGATCGCGACTGCTTCGGACCTTTTCGCCGAGTTTTTGGGCATCGCCGACCGGAATTTCGATGGGTTCGTCGCCGCAGTTGAAGCCGGTGTATCCGCATTCGTCGAATTCGCGCGCGCGGCGGCCATTGCGCTGCCGTATGTTTTGAAACTCGTGACCGACGTTATGAGTGGCATAACCCGCGCGATCGGTGACATAGATCCAAACACCATTGAAATCGTATTCGCCAACATCGCAGGCGCGATTGGCAAGGTGGCGCAGGGTGTCGCCGACTTTTTCTATGCTGTTGACCCTGCTGCCATCCGCGCGATCGTTGTGGAGATCGCGTCGTTCATAAACACACTCGCAGGTCTATTCGGTCAAGCGGCCGACGGTGCATCCGGCGCCGCGCTTGCGCAATCGCTCGCTGACGGGTTCTCCGCCGCTGCTACGGCTGTCCAGGTCCTTGGCCGCGAACTCACGCAGCTGTTCAACGGTGGTATCACTGGCGGGAACTTTGAATCCGGATTCTTTCAGTCCATACAGCGGTTTGCTGTCGAAGACTTCCCAGCTATCAAATCCGCTGTCATGATTGTTGTGGACTTTCTGAACAAAATCGGCGCAGAGGGCGCCGTGGCCGCCGTTGGCTTCGGCACATTCCTCGCTGTTTTGCCCGGCATCGTCGACTTCGTCGACAACCTGGGCGGTGCTGTGGCATCGATCATCGCGTTTGTGACGTGGATCAAGACGCTTGCCGCATTCACGGCCATCACTGCCTGGCTTTCCAGCGCCGCAGCCGCACTCGCAGGTTTTGCTGCGACAATAGCCGCTGCCATAGCCGCAGCCCCGCTTGCCCTCATCGCTGCTGTTGTGGTTGGTATTGCCGCCGTCGCCGCAGCTATCTATATTTGGTGGGACGAGATCGTTGCTGGCTTCAAAGCTACTGCCGGCTTCATCGTCGACATATTCGGCACCCTGTTCAATGGGCTAATCGGCGGCTTTGCGAATGCCTGGAAAGCAATAAAAGCCGGCGCTGGTTTTTTTGTCGACGTGTTCCGCACCATCGGCAACGGAATCCTGGATGGCTTCACTTTAGTGTGGGACGGCATAAAATCTGCGTTCAATGCGACCATCGACTTCCTGTCTTCGTTGATACCAGACTGGGTCAAAAACCTCTTTGGCGGTGACGCCACGGTCACTGTCAACGGCGATGGCACGGCCAGCACATCTGGCCAATACTGGAACGGAGGCTACACGGGCCCGGGCGGCAAATACGACCCGGCTGGCACCGTCCACCGCGGCGAATACGTGTTCGACCAACTCGCCACCCGCCGGATCGGCGTGCCCGCGCTTGAAGCCCTGCGCAACGGCATCGTGCCGCGTTCGCTGCTGGACCTCGCCACACCCACGGTGCCCGCCTCTGCGCCCACCGGCGGCCGCCGCATGGGCTTCGACGTCAACCTCCCCGGCATCGGCTCCGTCGGCGGCGACGGCGACCCCAACGAGCTCCGCCGCTTCCAGCGCGCCCTGCGCCATCAAAAAGCCAAAACCACAGCCGCCCGTCCGAGAGGGTCCATCTGATGCCTAACTACGATCCCGAACTCCAAACACATTTCCGCCTCTGGCTCGACGGCGAAGAGGTCCCGTTCCCGGAGGGCTCCGCGCGGTTTGTCCAGGGATCCATCGAGCCCATCTCCGAAGCGGTTTCATCGCGCCGCACGGTCAACGGCACGCTGCGCGTCCAAGCCGATCCGGCGTTCCGCAAGTTCCGGCTAACGGTGTCCTGCACTGACAGCATGCTGCCCGCTCTGTTCGGCATCGACCCAACCCAGGTTGCCGTTATTTGGTCCCCCGTCGTCGTCCGTGAGCGCGGCACAACACCGTCGCGCACGCCGGTGTCTGGGTCCTTGGTCGCACAAGACGACTGGATCGAATACCGCCCCATCCTGACTGGTTACCTGACAAGCATTCCGACGCTCTCCGAACCAGAGTGGCAGTCCGACGCCTCGTGGTCGCTCGTGTTCGAAGAGTCCGACGTTCCGGACGTGTATTTCGTCACGCTCGCCGGCGCGCCGCTGGCGACAGTGGCCCCTGGTGGCTCTCTGTCGTTCAACGTCGGCGTCCTCGCCGCCACCAACACCGGCCTGCCGATCGCATATGCTCGCGTCGGCGGGGCTTTTCCGCCGGGCACGTCGCTAAACGCGTCGACCGGCATGATCACCGGCACGCCCAGCAGTGCTGGTTTGTATACATTCACCATTCGCGCTACCAGTGGTGGCCAAACTGGCGAACAGACATACAACATATTGATTGCTGCTGCGGCCGAGCCGAGCGTTTCATTTGCTGCCGTTGCGCTACAAGACTACGAATCTGGTGTATCGGTCGGTCTGAATCTTGCGCCGTCCGTCACAGTCGAGAACAGCGCAGGTGTGCCCGTGTTCGCCGTTGTCTCGGGTTCGCTCCCACCTGGCCTGTCACTGTCGACATCTGGTGTCGTATTCGGAACGCCGACCGGAACGGGTGCGTTCGCCGCGCAGGTGCGGGCGATCATCGCTACGGGCGAGTTCGACGCTCAGACGATCGCGTTTTATGCGGAGGGGGCTCCTGTTGTAGTGGAGGAGAAGATGCTCGCCGACGGCGGGACACAGGTGGATTTTGTGCTGGCTGGCAAGAACCTGAGATCCGCCACGTTCCCCGGCATGGGCATTTTTGAAGTGACGCGTGCGGGCTACCTGGAAGACGGCTGGGTGATCGCTGGCGGCGGTGGTGGTTACAGACACCCGTCTACAAGTCAGGCATGCGGCGGCGGATCATGCGGCCAAGTGCGACGTCTGCGCAACCCCGATGGCTCGCGGATCTGGCTGAACGTCGGACTATACACAATTGAAATCGGCGCAGGTGGGCCTGGAAGTTCGACGGGTTCTCAGTCCTCTGCGTTTGGAATCGTTGCCATTGGCGGCGGTTCTGGTGGTGGGGCAAGCACGCCGCCAGGGTCCGGCGGCGGCGGTGGCGCCGCCTCGACAAGCACCGCGCAGGCTGGAGGAGGCCCGTTTGGGAACGTTCCTGGAACACTCGAAAACGGGCAACGCGGTGGCGCAGGCCGTATTTCGACGGGTTCTCCACGTGCTGGCGGTGGAGCAGGTGCAGGAACTGCTGGAAAAGATGGGCTATCGTCTGGCACTCTCTCCTCTGACTATTCAAACGGTGATGGCGGCGACGGCATACAGATTTACTGCCGCACCGGCCTGGCCGAATGGGTTGCGGGCGGCGGTGCGGGCGGCGTTGGCTCGGGCATAGCGACTCGCACGGGCGGCTTGGGCGGCGGCGGAAACGGCGGCGGGGTGTTAGGCACGAACGCAACGTCCGGCGCGGTAAATACCGGTTCCGGCGGCGGCGGAGCATCGACTGGCAACGCCGGAAACGGCGGGTCGGGTATTGTCATAATTTGCTGGGAGCGCTGACATGGCACATTTCGCAGAAATTCGGGACGGTATGGTGGCTCGGGTCGTCGTCGTTCCACACGAACAAGAAGCGCGCGGCCAGGACTTTCTGGCCGTGGATCTGGGACTTGTTGGAGTGTGGGTGCAGACATCATACACCGCATCCATCCGCCGCCGTTTCGCCGGTGTCGGAATGACATACGACACTACGCGCGATGTATTTATTGAGCCACATCCCTTCCCTTCGTGGACGCTCGATTCCGCCGGCGACTGGCAACCGCCGGTGGCTATGCCAACAGATGTCGGATCTTGGGAATGGAATGAAGAATCCGGTGAATGGGACCTATCTGATCCGGAGACAGATGCGTTCATCGCGCCTGATCTCGAACAAGAAACGGACCCCACACCATGATCTACTTCGCTTACGCAACGGCTGGTGACATCTTTAACCCTGCGATCCACTCGCGGGAAGACATGGAGGTGTTCACTGCGCAAATGGTTGGCGAAGAGGGAGACGCCGTCGAGTTGAAACTCGAGGTGACGAACACACGCCAGCCGTTTCCGGGCCGCCGGATCTTCTTCTCGGAAGACGGAGTGCTCCTGTTTTCTGGATTCATCACGTCCATCATCGGACAGGTCGGCCAGACGATCACCGTCCAGGCCGTAGGCAAGGCTACGAACTGGCAAGCGGCGCAAGACGCGCTGTGCCAGACTCTGAAAGTCGCTCCTCACTACGACGAATTGTCGTTGCCGGTTGCGTCGCGCAACGACATTTCGGAGGTCCTGTCTGGGCACTCCAAAGTCCTGAACTGGGACCGCCTCACCGGTGCGCCGTCTGCGCTTGACCTGTTCCTCGCGGACCAAGCCGCTGTGGACGTTGTGCCAGATGAAGGCTCCCTGTCGGTTTCATTTGAAGAGCCCGTCGCCGGCGTCGCGGTGATCTGCGAAGCCAAATGGACCCAGATCGTCGTCCAGGGCCATGACCTCGCCGCGCAGTCCGCTGCGAACGCGCCCGGATCAATACACGGTCTGGAAACGCTGACCGCCGAACGCCTGGTAGAAAACTTCCCACGCACCGGTGAAGAGCTGGTCGGCGACGTCGTTGTCCTGGAGTCCAGCCTGGAAGAGGAAACCAACATAAACGGCGACCCGATCCGTGAATACCACCAAGTTTCCGTCGTCAAAGAAACCGGCGCATTCGCCATCGACCCGTCCGTCGAAGAAAAAGATAGCGACATCGAACGAGCTTTTACGTCGAAAATGAAAGCCGTGCTGAACGTCGAGCACACGTTTGAGGTGCGCCGCGTGGAGCGCGCCGCGTTCGACCTCCTGCGGCCGCTTCAAGAAGACGTCCAAACCGGCCCTGTCGAAGTGCTGGAAATCCCTATACAGGAACTCAAACCAGGCGAAGCCGATCTGCGCCCCGACTGGCAACCAGCCACTTATTACGACGAGGGTGCCGTCGTCGAGTTCGACGGGCACACACAATACTGCCGCGCAGCGCATTGGTCGGGCAGCACGTTCAGCCAGATTTTTTGGCGCACAGGCATGCTCGCCGCGCGCTACGACATACGCCGCCTCCAGTCGTTTTTCATCTCCCCGCGCGGCCGCCTGTTCCACGAATACATGCTCGAACGTGCGAAGGACCGCTTGCGCCGCAGCGGACGCTGCGTCCGCGTTTCTGGGGATGCACCCATACCAGCGAATGCGAACAGCATCCACACCGGTGCCCGCGTGCGCATCCTCGCTCCCGGACTCGTTGGCGGCGCGGGCGCGGGCAAAGTCGTCGGCTACACGATGATTTGGTCCGAGGGTCGCCGCGACATGACCGTCGAGATCGCTTGCGCACCGGGCACCGGAGCCGCAGACACGCTGGACATCCAGCCAGCATCTGGCGCACCCGTCCTGACCGTCGCAAGCGCAGGGATCGAGATCACGATCGAGCACACCGCAGATGAGCAACTCGAACAGTTTCTAGAACCACGTGAGGCCAAAGAGAAGCTGCCAGAGGGAATCACATACATCGCGCCGCCCGCGTTCTCGACGAAAAAACTGCCAGCGGATGACCGCACGCCAGGGAACATCGAGCCCACCAAAATTTCTTTCAAAACAGTTGTGCCAAAAGAAGATTTCGATGGCACATGCGACCTATCTGTTTTGGGAACCTTTGGCCTTCCAGTAGGAATCCAGCAATGACAATCGAACGCCTGATCGCCCCAGAGCGCGCCCTTCCATCCCACACCGTCCAAGAACCCCGCGTCCTGACGTCGAAAAGCCGCGTCGTCCAGGGTGGTGGATTCAACGGCGGAGACGCCGGGCACAAAAACTACGGCCAGACGATCGCGCACCTGTTCGAACGTCGCCAAGAGATCCGCACCAGCCGCTACAAAGACGTTCCGGCCGGCGGCACCGTTCTGCTGAAACCAGACGACACAGGCGCCGTCTCACTGCGCTTCGCGGGCGGCATATGCCCCGTAACATTCGCGCTGCCACCGTCCGTCCCGGAGGGCCAAGGCTCCACCCGCGCGCGGCAGTGGTCCGTTCGTGTTCGGACGTTCTACGCCGCAGAAACGCAGTTGAATTGGCCCGCAAACGTCGTTGGTGCGTTCGGCTACGACCTGATCGATCCCGAGACCGAGGGCGGACTGCAGACCCTCGAGGAGATCGGCGTGCTGCCCGCCCAACCAGGCATGCCCACAACCGGCGACACGTTCGAACTGACGTATGACGAACGCACCGGAGAGTGGATCGTTGACTGGTTCTCACGCAACCAGATCGTGGAGGATCCATTCACGCCGGCATCTGGCACCACAGACCCAAACGCGCCCGGCGCCACCGACGGCACGACGCCAACTCCGCCAGGAGACCCAAGCGACCCTACGGACCCAACGACAGAACAGGCCTACACCGACCCAGTAACCGGCGAACCGATGGTTCCTGTCCAACCGCCTGCGCTCGCAGGCGACATCATCGCGCTGCATGACGGATCGGTGTCTTATTCGACGGACGGCGGCAGCATGTGGCGTCAACTGAACGGCAGCGCGTCGGCGCCGGTGGCAATCTCGGCGCTTCTGCGCGAAGGTGCTGTTATAGTCGACAGCGCCGGGGTGGCCCGTTTCTCAACCAACCTGCAAGGCTGGACAGATCTGCGCCTGGCCACGCAAAACTCCATCGACATCCCGCTGACCAACACCGACTTTGAAACCGGCGATCTGACGGGCTGGACGACGTCGTCCGGCACCGAGCCGCGCGTCCTGGCCACCGCGAAGCCCGCCCAGATGCCCGGCTCGAAACACTATCTCACGCGCAACTGGACCATATTCGGAACCGGTGACAACGCGCTGGATCAGGTCGTCGAATTGGACGCGAACACCTGGTCAGCTCTTCAAGACGGCGGCTCCCTGCGGCTGTCGTCGGACGTCTATGCGGGCTCCCTGGCGTCGGGCAAAATCCAGATCCTGGATGGGGGCGAGCGACTCAATGCTGCGGAATCGTTTAACCTCTACCGCACCAGCGCTGGCTTCCGAGCCGACGAATTCGCCGTGTCGCCCACCCAGGGCCCGCTGCGCCTGGTGGGCGCGGCCACCGCGATCGCGGGATCGTGGGACATCGCGACCTCGCCGATCGCGGATGGCATACGGCTCGACGGCGCAGCGGGCGCAAACATTTCGGGCTCCGTCGCGTGGCGCGTCGAGAAAGCCGACGGGTCCCTATACGACGGCGTCGTGTCCATACGCCTCTACGACCTCGACGGCCCAAACGGCGCGAGCGAGACCCTGCGGGTGGGTGGCCTGGACCGCTACGACGTTGCTGGAGGCGGCGTCACAGCGGCGGTGCAGCTCTCGGGAGACGTCTTATTCACCGGTGTGGCCGGCAACGCTGGCAGCGCAGGCACTGGGTCTGGGTCGTTCACCGTTTCCGTGGTTCCCGAGTTCTCGTTCCTCTACACCGGCCGCGATCTTGCCGGCCTCGGCATGAAGGGGTTCTCCACCACCGCCGCGGAGTTGGTCTTGGCAGAGACCACCTGGGCGGACGACACGTGGAAGCGCGTCGCCGCAACTCTGCCAGGTTTGGGCGTTCCGGCCAGCAAGATCCGGGTGCGCCTGGTGGGTGCGGGCAACGGCACGTCTGCGGCCGACGCGTATTTCGACAACGTGAAACTCGAGGTCTCCCTGGACCGGTCCGAAGCAGCCCGCACCGTAGCACCAGACTACGCGTTTGGCCGTCACGTCATCGCCTCGCAGTTCAGTCTCTATGCTGTGCGCGCTGGCGTTGCCGCGCTGCTGTCGTCGTGCCCCATCTCGTCGGAGCATATAGCCGCAGACGGCCCGCAGATCATCGTGGCGGCTGGGTCGTCTGTGCGCGTGTCGTGGAACGACGGGCAGACATGGACAGCATACACCGCACCAGGCCTCGTTCGTCAGTTGTTCGCGGGCCGATCTGCTGCGTTTATATCCGAAGCCGCACCTACAGGGACTGTTGTTGCTGTCACCGCTGGCGGCGACGTGATGATCATCGACCGCACCGCCGCAGGTCCACGCTTTGAATCTGCAGGAGCTGGCACACATTTTTCCATCGATGGCCGGCGCGGAACCTTCGTGTCAACGGAATCGACTGGAAACGTCGATGGTGTAAACCAGCCAGCCAGCGTGGGCGCCGTAGGCCGCCGAACCCTGCCATGTGACAATGGCCGGTGGCTGGGTTACCAGTTCAATGTTCGCGACCTGTTCTACACCGCCGATCCAATGGGGCCCTGGCTGTTGGCGCCTTCGCTCGCAGAACCGATCCTGGATCTAATTGAAGTGCGATGAAAAAAGATCGGCCCCATATTTTGGGGCCGCGTCTATTTGGACCTAACTGTTGGATGACAGGGACTAAATAAAGGAGCCGCAAATGGGGCCCATGAGTTTTGGAAAGTCGGCGCTGGTTTTTGGCGACGCACACGTGCAGGCGGGTGAGCCAGAAACCTACCTGAAACGGTTCGACGCCATCGGCCGCCTGGCGCTGCGATACCGCCCTGAAACCGTCATCTGCGGTGGTGACCTTTGGGACCTGCCATCTCTTGCAGCGCACCTGGGATCCAAAGCTGTCGGTGGGGGTGGCTCCACCCTGCATCACCAGAACAAAAAACTTGGACAGGATCTCCACGCCGGCAAAGACGCCATCCTCCGCATCGAGCGTCCGATAGACGAATACAACCGTGCCGCCGGGCGCGCGGGCCGAAGCGGCAACAAATACAAGCCGGCCAAGGTTTTTATTTTGGGCAACCACGAAAACCGATTGAAGAAGGTCGGCAACCACAGCCCGGAGCTCGCCGACGTCGTGAACGTCAAAGCCATGATCGTGGACTGGCTCGCCGCCCGTGGCTGGGACGTCTACGACGGGGAAGCCGAGACATACTGGTTAGAAGGCGTGGGATTTCGCCACTATTTTGGCGACAAGAAGGGCAACCCAATCCCAATCACCACCGCAAAAAGCAATTTGCCCAGATCCTCTGTGTGGTTCCACCAGCACTCGTTTGCCACCGCCGAGCGCCGCTACGACGGCACCATAGATCGGTTCCTCGCTATGCCCTGCTACAAGCCAGAGCACCGCTTGGGCGACAAAGAGTCCTCCGGCGTAGTGTTCCTGAACGACATGAACCAGGGCGATTTCTCAATGACTGAAATACCATACAACCGCGCGATGATGCACGCCATCGAATCAAAAGGCCCGGCGATGGCCGCCTAAAATGGCGCCGGGGACGCATATTCTGGGGGAAAACTATTCCAGACTGGATACCCCAATATGTCCATCAAAAACGCCCAAACAGCACTCGGCGTGTCGCCAGACGGCGCGATCGGTCCAAAGACCATCGCGGCGGCCCGCAGTGTCCTCACCCGCGCCGGGGTTGCTTTTACAGCATGGTCCAACGAACGGATCGTCCTTGGCGCCGCGCAGGCCGTCTTGGCGGCCGCCAGCCACGAGCCGGGTCACGTCGACGGCTACTGGGGCCACAACTCACAGAACGCGTTTGACGCCTGGGAAGACGCACGGGCAGGGCGCCCGGCGCTTGTGCTGGACCGTGGCGCACCAACGCCCTACGTCGGCGGCACCCAGTGGCCGCGCCAGAAAGACATGGTGGCGTTCTATGGCCCGCCCGGTGGCCCTCGCGCCACAACTGGCACGGTTCGCTTTCCTTTCGCACACAAGCTCGCCTGGAACACATCGGACCAGGTGGCGACTTTCAAATGCCACGACCTCACCGCCGCCGCTTTTCAGTCGGTGTTTGACCAAGCGGCCAAGCACTACGGAGAGGCCGAGTATCGCAGGCTGCGCCTCGACCTATTCGGTGGCTGCTACAACCCGCGAAAAATGCGCGGCGGTAGTTCTTGGTCCATGCACGCCTGGGGTGTTGCCGTGGATCTCGACCCAGATCGCAACGGACTCAAAATGAGTCGCGACCAGGCCTCGTTTGCGCGTCCTGAATACGAGCCCTTCTGGCGCATCGTCGAAGGCCAGGGCCTCGTGTCGCTGGGCCGCCTAAAAAACTTTGACTGGATGCATTTTCAAGGGGCGCGGCTGTGAGCGAAAAACCATTTATTGAACGCACGTTTGAGTTTTTCACCTCGATGCCCGGCCAGATTTTGATGGCAGGCCTTGTGGGCGGTATTTTGCGTTGGCTAACGACAGAAAAAACTTGGAAAGGCGGTGTGGCATCGCTGCTCGCTGGACTTGCGTCCGCCTGGTATATCGCGCCGCCTCTCGCAGCATACCTCGCCGCGGATCTTCCCGTTGGCCCGAAAAACGTGGAACTTGTCGCCGTCTGCGCGTTTTTCGCAGGCGTCGGCGGCATATCGCTCGTTGCCCTCATCGTGAACATCTCGCGCGGAATCAACACGAACGCCGTCGTAAAAAGCCTCATCAGCTTTGCTGGAGAGATCCTGCGCCTTAAATTCGGCGGAGGGCCCAGGCCATGAGCGACATCGTCCGCTGCGCACTCAAAAAGGAAGCACGATTTCTTGGCATCGCTTGCGTCCTGGGCGCGCTGTTCATCATCATTGCGGTGATCACATGAAAAAGATCCTCTCCTTCCTCACCGGTCCCTGGCTTAACATAGGCTTGATCGCCGCCCTGGCCGTCACCGCCGGCGCCGTGTTCTACCAATACAACGCCGGACAGCGCGCCATTGCCAAGGTCGAACAACTGACTGCCGATCTGGCCGTCTCCGAAGCCGAGAACGCCGAGGCCCAGGCCCGCCACGCCCGCGATCTCATACGTGTCGCGAACGCGTTCGACGAAGAGCGCGCCCGCTTGGAAGCCGTCCAAGACGCCATAAGCGCGATCGACCAAGCACCTGACAGCGACGACGGGCCCGTGGCCCCAGTCCTGAAAGACACCCTCCGGAGGCTCCCATGATCCGCTTCGCCCTCATCCTGCCGCTGATCCTGGCCGCTTGCGCCAGTGCCCCAGCGCCGGTCGTCACGCAGCCCGTGACACCACCGGCCGCCCTGTTGACGTGCCGTGCCGCGCCTGCCGTGCCACGCGACGCCGAGACACAGCGCGAAGTCGCACGGTTCATCGTCCGCCTCTCGGAAGCTGGCGAAGACTGCCGATCCAAGCTGGGCGCCGTGCGTCACTGGGCCGAAGAAGAAGCCCCGCCGGCCCCTTGACGCGCCTAACGCCGCCCCCACCTTGGCGTTACCAAACGCCGTTAGGAACGCCCGTATGACCGCCACCCGCATCGAATCCGCTCTCGCATACGTAGCAGCCTGTATAGCCGCCCACGGCGACGCATACCTGCCGCTGTTCGAGAGGCTCGAAGCGGAGCTTTTGGCCGTTCGCACCAAGGAATCGGCCCGAGATCGTGCGCTGCGCTTGGCCCGCGCCGCCTGACGCAAAGAAATGTTTTCCAGTATTTCCTAATGTTTTTTTACAAACGGCGGTGTAAACAATCGTTTTATTTGTGCGTTATGTTGCGCGGTTAGGTTTGACAACCTATATTCTATTTATCGGAAGGCAGGAAGCCACGAACAACCAGGAGAACGAAAATGACCATCATCACCGGAACCGAAAAACAGATCGCTTGGGCCTCGCAGATCAAGGCTGAATGCCTCGTTCGCTGGAACACCCTGCGCGAGAATGAGTGCATCGCCGATTTTGGTTTCACCGATGCGTTGGCATCGCTGATTGCGACCGCAGAGGGCATCACCGATGCGTCGGATTGGATCGACAGCCAGGACAATGCGAGCGTGTTGTTTTGGGGTGTCGGCATCGGAATAGGCAAGCCAGAAACCCTCCCAACCGACATGCGTTCATACCGGCACCTCATCCGCCTGATGAACATCCGCTCGTTTGCCTGACACAACCAGCCGGGCCTCGGCCCGGCACCAACCGACAGCCAAAGAACACCCCCATGCTGAAACCTTACAACTGAAGGAGAACCCCAATGGCCAACGCCCCCCTCTCAACCCGCCGGGCCCACGCCCTCATAGCAGAAATGGCACTCACGTGCCGCAGCGTCTTGACTATAAAGCCCATTTCCGGTGGCGCCATGGTCGAAGTCGGAGCCCGGCCAGACGTCGGGGATGTTGTTCATTTTGAACACCTTCCCAGCGTCGAAGAACTGCGCGCCCAGGTGCGCGAGATTCAAGAGCGCCGTCGGATATGCTGAACATACACGATTTTCTCCGGCTCATCCGCGCGGGCGTTCTCACGTATGCACGCGAGTATGACCAAGGCCCTGGCGTCATATTTGTTGTGCGCGGGGCGCCGTCGGCTATAAAATTGACCGTTTTGCACATGCCATCTCAACTTTCTGCGGCGCCCAGGCCTGACTGGGTTGCAGACAGATGGAACAATGGGCGTGACCGTCGCATAGCAGAGACTCTGGTGAACGCCGCGGAAGATGGCGCGCTAAACGGGCACACAGAGCTCTGGCTTCACGCGCGTCTCAACGACCTCCAGCCGGCCGCTTAACTGTGCGTATGCCCAGGTCCGCGAACGGGTCCGGCACGTCGAACACCACACGGCGCACAATTTCCGCGCGCTCTTCGACTGTCATCAAGTCCCCGTAAACCTGGCGCCCACGTGCGGCGCCGACGCTGTGGCCCATCATCTCGCCCCTGTCATCGCTTTCCAGCTCCGCCTTCTTCAATCGCTTTTCCCAGCTGTGGCGCAACCCGCCAAGGGTGTGTTCTGGTGTGGGGAACAGCCCCGCTTCCCGAAAATACTTGTTGGCCGCAGCGCTGAACGCCCTGGTGCCCCCGTAGCGCGGGAAGAAGCCGTTGGCCGCCCGACGTCGCATTGCGGCGAGCGCCACCCCCATCAACGGCACAGGCCTCACGCTGGCGTTGTTTTTCTGTTCTTTCAGGCCCTCATCGTGCTCCAACATGGCGTAGGGTATTGGTTCGTCCAGGAAGATCCGATGGGCGGGCAAGTCGTGTATCTCCGCCTGCCGGCACCCGGTTTCCAGCGCAATCAAAATTATGTCCCGTGCCTCGCTGTTCAAGCCCGCCATCGGGCCCGAAGTCAGCAGCGTAGCCCGGATCCACTCATCCGAAAACTCCGGCTTGCGCTTTTTCTTTTCGAACCCATCGGATTCAATGCGCACGCGATCGTATGGCCTCACGCCGTCCAAGACGCCGTCGGCCTCCTGGATGGCCCGGATCCACTTGGCGGTCTCGGCCAGTTCCTTGCGCGCCGACGCTGTGTTCAGTTTGCGGGCCTTGACGTCTTTCAGTAGCAAGTCCCTGTGCGCCACGGCGTCTTTCTGCGTGAGGTCCAACACAGCCTTGTCTGTGCCGATCGCCGTGCGCAGCCTGGAAAAATACCGCAAGATGGGGCGCTTCCACACATAAAGCTGGCTTGGCCCCTTCATGCGGTTCGCGTAGTCTTGGATTTCCTCCACCCTGTCCGCCGCCTGGGACAGCAGCAGAACCGGCCGCTCCACCCCGCCAAGCAACGCCGCCACGGCGGCACCATCGGCCGCCGAAGGGTCCGTCGCCGCCAAGCTTTCGACTCTGCCAAGCAACTCTTCCAGGCTACCTTCGGCAAGGTCCGCAACGGGTCGGTATGTGAACCCACGGGCCAGGGCCAGGTCCCGCACGCGGGCGTAGTGCTCCCGCCCTCCTGGTGCCGTTTGCCCAAGCAATCGGGCGTTTAGGCCGGCCAAGACCTCCTGCTGAACGACCAACGCCGCGCGCATCGCATCCGCGCCGTCCGTCGTCTTCAACGACACGAACAGCTCCTTGCGCGGCTCCACGCCGCGGAACCGATCGGGCACCCAGTAGCGCAGGCACCACAGCCCCTTCTTGCCGCGCTGAAATATCTTTGGAACCATCTGCTCTTCGTCTACCATGTTGCCCTCCGGGACCCATATATGAAATATGCGTCCCAGGCAAGAACTTGCACGGTTTATGCCCGGTTTTTGCTCGGTTTACCTTCTGGGACACGCGGCGCGGCTTCAAGATTACCCAAGTAAATCAAGGCTTTATATGCTAAATCCAACCAGCCGCGCGCAAGGTTTGTAGCCCTGTCTCTCCGCCAATACGCATGAATATATGATAGACCGCTGCAGGCCATGCACACGAGCCAGGCAGGTTCGGGGCGGGGCCTTTAGGCGCGCTGTCGGTGTCACCCTCTGTGCTGCCGCAAACC